GTCCAGCATGTGGCCGTTGTTGAAGTTGACCAGCGGGGAGTTCAGCTGGCCCTGGTCCGAGATGGCGTCCTTGTAGGATCCCGCGGGCGATCCGGGGAACAGCTCGGGGATGCTGGGCAGCACGGTAGGTCCCATGGGGTCCGGCAGCCGGCCCAGGATGACCGCCCGGCCCGGCCCTAGCTCGGGGGTGTGCATCACCATGACGGTGCTGCCGACGCCGTACATGGGGATGGACCCCACTCCGCAGCCCAGGCCGATGCCCATCGGGCTCAGCGGCACGGCGAGCATGGGAGGCATGCCCTGGACCGACGTCAGGTAGCAGCCCAGCTGCTGGTTGATCTCCAGGACCTTGGCCACGAAGACCATGCTCGTGACCCGGCTGTTGTCATGCAGCTCGGACCTCCGCTGGACGTAGTCGTAGTGCCTGTCCAGGCCCAGCGGATGGCCTGCCGAGGACGATCGTACCGTGGAGTTGGGATTAGGGATGGCCATAAGCAGACCGGGCTCCGGAGGTCAGTCCGGAGCCCAGTATAGTGACACGGAAGGAGGTGGGCCTTACTGGAGCTCCATCGTCGCGAACCGCATGGCGCAGTTCTCGGCGATGAGGGCGGTGTCGACGTTCATGCTGATGCCGACCTGCACGACGACCGGCTCGCGGATCGTGATGGTCTTGCTGCCGACCGCGGTGCTCGAGCAGCCGCCGAGCCCCTGGAGCTCCATGGCGGTGCCCTTCACCTTGCAGACGTCGCCGAAGGTCTTGTAGAACTGGGTCAGGATGCCGGACGAGCCCACCATCTTGCCCATCGAGATGCTGCCCTCGGTGCGGCCTGCGATGTAGTAGACGTCGTCCGCCTTTGCCAGGTCGTAGACGAAGCTGATCTGCTGCTGGTAGGCGATCTGCACGTTCTGGACGAGGAGACCGCTGCTGCTCAGGCCGGGGACGCTGGGAAACTGGATCGTGGCCTTGTCGACGCTGAAGGCGCCGGCCACGTTGCGGGGGGTCTTGTTGAAGATTTCGGTCGCCATCTAGGGGTTCCTCTCAGATTACGAGCGTGATGTCGATGATGTTCATCGGGAGCGGGACCTCGATCTGGATCTTGACGACCAGGGTGTCCTTGGCTGTCGCCGGGACGGTCACCGACACCAGGGTGTAGGAGAGCAGCTGGGGACCGGTCGTGACCGCGCCGTTGGTCGCGGTGAACTGGCCGAGGATCTGGCGGATGGTCGCCTCGACCAGGCCGCGGGTGCCCTCGGTGATGTTCACGCGGCCGACCAGGTTGCGCAGGCCGTCGGCCAGGGCGAACGCGATCGAGTCGACGTTGGTCGTGACCGACTGCTCCTTGCGGTAGATGTCGAGGGTCGAGGTCGACAGCTGGCGCTCGGAGTAGATGCGGCCGTCGTCGGCCTTGCGGACGACCCAGACGCCGCCGTCGCGGAGGATGTCGAGGTCCGGCTCGTCGAAGAGCTGGTCGACGGTCGTGAGGCCGTCGAAGCCGGTTAGCTCCACGTTCGAGAGGGGCTGCTGCGGCACCGAGCCGGAGCGGAGGCCGGCGAAGGCGCAGGCGACGTACCAGTTGCGGACCGGCACGCCGTCGACGCGGAGGCCGTCGATGCCGCGGTCGGGGACGACCGCGTAGACGCGCTCCGACGAGAACCCGCCGGCGACCTGGACGTACTTCTGCGCCAGGGCCGCCGACGTGAGGTCGCGGTAGACCTCGATGCGGTCCGAGCCTGAGACGAGCAGCGGATCGGTGGTCGTGTTCAGGAGCAGGGTCGAGTTGTCGAGCACCGCGGCGATCTTGTACTCCACGTAGGTCGCATTGCCGTTGACGTCCGTGCCGAACGAGGTTCGGACGAAGTCTCCGGGCTGGACGGTCTGCGTGAAGTTAGCCGAGGAAGGAGCTCCAAGGACGGTCTTGGCCGCCAGCTGGTACTTGCCGCTGCCGTGCAGGGACGACAAGCCGAAGATGTCGGCGTTGAAGATGTCCTTGTCGAGGGACTTGAAGTGCTGCTCGACCTCGGGGGCGAACCAGAAGAGTCGGAACCGGCCGACGGTCGGATCCGACTCGTCCTTCACATGGCCGGCGAAGGCCGACCAGATCTCGGACGAGGTCGTCAGCGGGACGAGGCTGTAGCAGTTGCGGTTGCCTTGGGCGAGGGCAAGGGCGTCGGCGAACCCGCGGTAGCCGTTGAGCTCCTGCGAGACGGTGCCGATGTAGTGGACCGTGGCGCCGTTGGCGTTGGACCAGGCCTTGTAGACGCCGTAGGCCAGGGGATTGTCGGGATCGATCGTGCCGAGCTGGGTGGTGATGTCCGAGAGGGACAGCACCGAGCCGACCTCGCGGGGGAGCTCGCGGAAGGCACGGTACTCGAGGTAGAACTTGCCGGCGGTGACGTAGGCGTCGACCAGACCGGAGCCGATGGCGGGGTGCCTGACAGTGATCAGGTTGTCGACGCGAAGCTTGCGGAGATCGGAGTCCGAGCCGTTGAGGATCGCCCAGTTCGGAGTCGTGAAGTTGTTCCAGTACTTCGGAATCTGGACCGAGTCACGCTTCGACAGGCGGACATGGGTTGCCGTAATGGCCGACGGAACCGGGTCGGCAAAGACCAGGCGGTTCAGGTACGTGACCGTGGCGCCGTTGATCTTGACCGTGAAGTAGTCGCCCTTGACAAAGCCCTTGGCCTTGCCTGCGCCCGGGGCCGACCAGGTCAAGGTCAGCCCGTAGCTGCCGATCGCCAGGCCGCTCTGGATTCCGGTGCCGTCGAAGGTGACCGTGGAGACGATGTCGGCTCCGTTGATGGTCGAGACGCGGAACTTGGGCTGGTTGGCCGCCAGGCTGTTGGTGCTGCTGAACGCGCCGCCCTGGATGCAGGTGAGGACGTAGGTCGTGTCAGGTGCGGACGCGGAGAGGCCGCCCGCCGAGACCGTGAAGTCCGTGTCGGCGAGCTGGCGGGTATGGGCGAGGTTGATCGTGAAGGTCGTCGAGTTGCCTGCCACGAGCTGGCCGGTGGTGAAGGTCAGGGCGATGGTGGCGCCGCTGGGCAGGGTCGTCACTGCCGCGCTGGCGACGTTGAAGACCGAGATGCTGTCGATGCCGGTGTCCGATGCGACCGTGTAGCTGATGGTGGTCGGGGAGGGAACGTCGGTTACCGTGACCGTGTAGGTCGTGGAGACCTTGCCGACCTGGCGCGGATCGGCGGCAAAGTTGGCCGCCGCGGCCAGGTAGTTGGTGCGGACGACGCTGTAGGTGGCTCCGCCGGTGCCGATGGCGACACCGGTGAGGCTGGCCGGCGAGGTCGTCTCGGAGCCGACCGTGGCCGCCATCGAGTTGGTGACCGTGCCCTTGCTGGCGTTGGTCACCGAGCCGTCGAAGCCGGTGACGGTGCTGGTGTGGGCGAGGCCTGCGGTGTTGTAGATCTGGACGATGTCGCCGATCGCCACGTCCTGAGGCAGGCTGGCGTTCCTGGGGTAGGAGGTGCCTGCGACGATGTTCGTCTTCCAGCCGCTGGACGCGGCGGAGGTCAGGGAGTTCGCTCCTTGGGAGACGCCGGATCCCGAAAGGATGCTGGCCTGGGCAATGTGGGCCCAGGTCAGGTAGGCGTCGTCGGCGTAGACCTTGCAGTACGACTCGTCGAGCAGCGAGGTGTAGTCGATGCCGGGAATCGAGTAGAGAAGGTCGGCCGAACGGAGCCACCGGGAGACGCCGGAGTCCGACGGAGTCGGATCCGACGCCAGGTCGGCGACCAGGCCCTTGGACTTCTCGCCAGACTGGCCGTAGCGGACGAGCTGAGCCGACGGGCCGACGATGCACGCCCTCAGCTGCTGGCTGACGACGTCAGGGGTGGCCTCGAATTCGCGGCGGACGATGACTGCGGGCTTGGGACTGGCCATGACTGGGTCATGCTCCTAGTTGGATAATCTCGGTTCCGGTGTCCTTCATTATAGCACTTACGACGATTTGCCTCAGGAGCCTCGAGACCGCTGGCTTCAGCTCCCAGGCGTACACCATCTCGTAGGACACGACGATCTGGATGATGACGTTCTCCGACTGCTCCTCGACCTCCTCGGGGGCGGACATGACGGGCACCTCCCAGCGGTCCACCCCGATCCACTCCCTCAGGAGGGGGCCGAAATGGCTCAGGTAGCCCTGGACCTCCCGGGCGATCAGCTCGGCCTGGGAGACGGTCTTTCCGACCACCTTGACCGTATGGCTGCCCTTGATCCGCTTGTGGTAGAGGTCTCCGACCATCCCGCCGTCGCCGATGCCCATGCGCATCTCGGTCCACTGGCCGGCCTCGACCAGGATGGCCGGCCGGATGCCGTCCTTGGACAGGTCGAACTTGAATCCGTCCTCGATGACGAGCTGGTAGGGGGCCTTCAGGGGGTCCGAGGCCATCTCGGGGGCCCAGAAGTACCCCTCCAGCTGCGGGTGCATGATGTTCGAGGAGACGGAGAAGATCTGCCGGACGCAGTCCAGGATCACCCCCGTGAAGGCCAGCCTGTTAGGAAACTGGCTGCCCATCTCGGCGGTCTGCTGGAGGATCTCCGGCTTGTCGATCTCGGTGACGCCTGGTTCGGCCATGTCCGGATTATACGGCAAGGCCGCGGATCATGGCTCCACCCAGGTCACGGCCTGTATGGCGTCGCACACCGAGGCTCGAGTGGCCTCCTGGCCGTTCCATCCGTCGGCAAGAGACTGGATGACCTGCCGCAAGGCCTGGAAAGCCTGCCTTCGGACCGATATCGCCGAGCAAACCTGGGCCTTCTCTGCGTCTGAAAGGAGTCCCAGGGCGGCGTTCCGCTGGGTGTGCTCGGGCGCGGCCTCGAGGATCGACGCCTCGCACGCGGCCATCAGCCGGGCGCGGCACGCGTCGAGCGTCTCCGCGACGGTGCGATCGTCGATGTCCTCGACGGTACCGTCCTCGTGGATGATGCGCTGCTTGAGGTTCATGGGATGTAGGAAATCTGGACCGCCGGGCACTGCATGGCGCCGGCGATGATACTGTTGGCGGTTGCCGGAAGCGCGAACGAACCGGCGTCCTCCAGCTCGAAGCAGAAGGCGCGGTTGTACTGGCTGGAATCGCGGTAGCCCATGATGCCGGTGGCCTGATCGAACGCGATGCCGGAGATGATCGGCGTCGACGCGCTGAAGATGCATGCCATCCAGTGCCACCCGGCCTTCGGTGGCGTCCAGTTGACCGCGGTGTCGAACAGGGTCCAGTTGGCGTTCACCGCGAAGGACGCCGTCTCCTGGAGCTTCGTCCCCGGCACGCCGTTATTGTCGCTGTAGAGGCCGATCCGGCAGTTGCCGCCGTTCGCGCTCGTCGTCGCGATCCTGACGTATCTGATCGCGTTGCGGGTCGTCAGCATGAACGGCGTGTAGTAGACGCGGTTCGCGTCGGGATACAGCGTGCCGCCTCCTTGGCTGGTGTTCGCGCTGTTGGTTCCGAGGAACGGCCTGATCTTCGGGCTGGTGACGAGGCTGGACGCCCAGTACCAGTTCGAGGTCGCGCCGCGTTGACGCAGGAAGAACTCGCAGTTCGTCATCACCTCGCCGGTCGTCTGCACGAACGCATCGGTCGTCAGGGTGTTTGTGGTCTTGTTGTAGGTCAGTTCGGCGTCGGTGCCGAAGGCGCCTGCGTCGTTGAACACGACCTGGGTGTTGCTGCCAGGGGCGGTCACCGAGGACGCCGGAATGGTGCCAAAGCCCAGGGTCGTGCCGCTGCGCCGGAGGACGTGGCCGTCGGTGCCGGCCGTGATGTCGGCCATGACGCCGCTGCTGTTGGCGCTCCGCCCCAGGACTGAAAGTCCGGCTGCGTTCTGGATCTTGGCGTAGGTGACGGCCGCCGTGGCCAGGGTGGGGTTGGGGTAGGTGCCGGTCAGGTCGCCGCCGGCGGTGCCCGCCGGGTCGGCCGCCACGTAGATGACCGAACCAGCCGCGTTCTTGGAGTAGAGCTTGCGGTCGGCCAGGTTGATGGCCAGCTCGCCCTGCAGGACCTCGACCGGGTCGGGCACCAGGCCCGCCGTCGATGACTGCCTGAGGATGACGCTGTTGAACTCGGGCATGGACTACCTGATCAGTACCAGGTTCCGGACTGCCTGGTGAACGGCGTGGCGAGCTTCCAGACGCCGCCGTCCTTGATGTAGACCTCGGCAAGCTGCCAGACGCCCGAGACCTTGATGTAGGCCAGGGTTCCTGCCGGAGGCGCGCCCTGGTTGGAGAGGATGGTCAGGAACACGGATCAGCCTCCCTGGTTTTCCTGCAACTGGTGGGTGAGCGCGGCGATGGTGGCCTCGGTCTCAGCCACCTCGTTGTCGATCGTCACCACCTCGTTCAAGTCCCCGAGCTGATGAAGCACGGCCCTCTTGCTCTTGAGGGCCGCGACCTTGTTTTTCAGAATGTCGATCAGCTTGGGTATGGTCATGGTATCACCAGAAGAGCAGGCACCTGAAGCACTCGGTGAAGGAGGCGCGGTTCAGCCACAGGTACTTGAGGCCGTCCTTGGTCTCGAAGATCTCCATCCTGTTGCCGAGGATCGCCGTGGGAGCGGCATACGGATAGATCGTGGCGCCGTTGACGTTGGCGGTCACGACGTTGAGGCTGTAGACGCGCTGCGTACCGTCTTTGTGGAAGTAGATGCGGTCGCGGCCGTCGTAGGCCGTCATGGTGCCGGTGGTCAGCGTTTCCGTCAGCGGGGACGTCGGCATCAGGGTGAACCGGTCGGTCGTGAGGTCCCACCGGTCGAACCCTGCGACGCCGCCGCCACGGGTGCAGTACATGTACCTGCCGCGGTACTCCGGATCCGAGGTGCCGAAGGCCCAGTTGGCGTTCGTTCCCGTACCCTTGACCGTCGGCTCCAGGATGACGTACGTCGTCGCGTTGGCCGTCGGAGCCGTGATCGTTCCGACGGTCAGGGTGTTGCTGGTGTTGGAGGTGATGGCCACCTCGATCGGACCGCCGGTCGTGCTGGTGATGCGGCAGCGCTTGCCGGCGTGGATGTTGACCACCCAGTTCTTGGTGGTGTCGACCACCGTCGTGGTGGTGCCGCCGGTCGCGACGCCGGAGTCGACCGCGCCGATCGCGCTGGTGGAGCAGATGACGTACCTGCTGATGCCGTTGGCGGAGGTCGTGACGGTGTTGGCGAAGGTGAGCGTGGTCGCCGTGTTGCTGGCGATTCGAACAATCTGGCCTGTAGTGGCGCCTGAGGCCGCCGTCACCGCCGTGGTGTACATGTAGACCAGGCGGCCGGCGTGCTCGTTCGTGGCCCAGCTCTTGCTGGCGTCGGTCAGCGTAGTGGTGGTCTGCGTGCCGGGAATGGTCGTGGCGGCCGGAGTGCCGGCCATGGTGTAGGTGAAGGTGGTGGCCGACGGAACCGTGGCGATCGCCACGTTGGTGACGTTGAAGTTGGCGTCGGTGGCGCCGCGGACCGTGACGAGCTCGCCGACTCGGAACTGGTGGGTGTGCGCGGTCGTGACCGTGGCGGTGGTTCCGGCGTTGGCGAGCGTGGAGATGGCGACCGGCTGGTATCCGCCGACTGAGGCCGAGGCGCTGCGCGCGATGCCCCAGTCCAGCTGGCGGCCGAAGGTCTGCACCTGCGACGAGAAGTTGATGATCGGAGTGGCCGCGATGCCGCCGGTGAAGAGATATGCCTTGTCAGGGTCGCCCTGAATGGCGTAGACCGAGGTGTTGTCCGGGTTGGTCGCCCAGGCTCCTACCACGGTGAGGGCCGTGGCCGTGTTGCTGGCGATGGGCAGCACCTGGCCGGCACCGGTGCCGGCGAGGATTCGCACGGCATAGTTGGCCCAGCGGTTGACGCCCCAGCTCTTGGTCGAATCGGTCAGCGTGGAGGCGCCGCCCGAAGTGGCCGTGCCTGCGTCGAATCCGACGATGCGGTACCGGGTGGTCGCCGTGGGGGCGGTTCCTGCCGTGAGCCAGGTCAGCGTGTTGCCGGTGTTGCTAGAGACCTGCCGAATCTGCCCTTCGCCGGTGCCGGAATAGAGGTAGACCCAGTAGCCTGCCCACTCGTTCGTCTCCCAGGCCTTTCGATCGACGCCCATCGAGGCGTCCACAAGGGTCGTGGTGGTTCCGCCCGTAGCCGTGCCGTTGGCCCAGATCGAGGCGTTCTCGGACATGCGCTCCAGCGACAGGTCCGTGGCGGCTGCGGCCAGGATGTTGGTCATCGTGGGCAGGATGTACCAGGTATCGCGAAGGATGTCGTAGAGCTGGATCGTGTAGAACGGAGCCGTGGCCGTCGCCGCGTTTGCGGTCGTCAGCATGATCATTCCGGACTGGATTCGGAAGACCGAGGTCGTGTCGGGCGTGACCGCCCACGGCGAGTCGACGGTGAGAACCTGGGACTCGATCGCGTAGGCAGACTGCGAGCCAGCCGCCACGCCGATGGCGGGATTGAAGACGGCCGGGTTGTTGAGACGCATGTTCATCTGCGTCGAGT